TATTGCATCAGTTGCAAGGTTTGCAACTACGCCTTTCATAACGGTAAATCCTTGACTCAATTTCGAAACTTTTTTAGTGTTATTCTCCATCGCATTTCCAAGGGTATCTGTAGCTTTTTCAGCAGCATTTAATTTTTCTTTATTAGAATTAATATCTTTTGTTAAACCTTTAATTTGCTCCGCTAGCAGCTTTGATTCTTTGCTGCTTTCGCCTTGTTCTAAAACCACATTCTTATACTGCGTTTGTAGTTTATTTAACTCTTTTTCCTGATTATCTAACTCAGTATTTAACTTTTCAAGTGGCGTTTTAGCTTGTTCCATTTTGGAATTAACATCGCCGAGCTCTTTTTCCATGTTATCAAGTTCTGCTTTAGCAAAATTGAGTTTACTTGCCCAGCTTTGTGTACGTTTATCGTTTTCTCCAAAAGAATTTGACGCGTTTTTCAGTGCTGATTCTAAAAGTGCTATTTTCTTTCTCTGTTCTTCAACTTCTCGACCTAACAAATCACTTTTCGCTGTCAAAGATTGCATTGAATTTTCATTGCCGTTAAATGTTGCAGTAAGAAGATTCATCTCACTTTTTAAAAGTCTAAAAGAAGAGTTGATATCGCTAATCGATTTTTTAAACTCTCGTTCGCCTTGAACTCCTATTTTCAGGCCAAAATCCGAATATCCCATAGCTTTAACTCTCCCTTCTTCATAAATTAAATTCCAAATGGAATGATCTCATCGATGGATCCCACTTTTTTAGGTTTTGAAATGCCATAATATTGTTTATGGCATTCAATCAAATCAAGCAATAGCCCTATCGGCATGAGCCATACTTCGTCTTCGGTTCTGTTTAACTGCGCTGTTCCAAAATAGAGAAGCCGAGTAAAAAATTCGTCATCTTTTACTCGGTCTCCGCGTTTTTTGAAATAGGTTCCTCTCTTTCGATATCGCGTTTTGTGCCTTTAGTCATAGCCTCCATTATCGCATCTTTAAATTCTACTAAATCCGATGGTGTCGTAAAAAGCTCCAGTGTTTCTTCAGTTAAAAGATCTTTTCTGTTTTTCGGATTTTTAATATTGTTTATCATAACTCCTTGATTTGCAAGTAAAGTAATGATCCATATGATTTCTCCGATTGCATCTTCGAAATTTTCAGATTTCATCAACTTGTTTCCAAGATTCTCAAGACCTCCATACCTCGCTGCGATTTCTTTGGTTGCCCTGGTTGTAAGTACTAAATCGTAATCTATGCCATTTACACAAATAGTGGCGCTTCTTTCTTTTTTCTCACTCATAAGCTATTCTCCCGCATTTACTACAGTTTCAAAATCAGGTTCATAAACTTCAGAAAACCAACCTGAAATAACCGACGAAGAAACTCCCGTGTCACCTTCCGTTACTTCGGTTTTCCATGGGTGTTTATTTTGTCCATCTAACTTATTTCTACGCATAACAGTGCCTTCAATTGATGGCGTTGAAAACGTTATGCTGTCTCCCTTAGTTTGTAAACTGGTTGATGGTATTCCGAATTTTACTCGATAGAGCCAAAAATATCTATATTTTCCATTTGATTTTTTTGCTCTAAATCCAATAGCAACAGGTGATGTGACATCTTCTTCCGATGAAACTATAACGTTGTTATTGTCAATCACTGCTCCTATTAAATCTCCAGCTACTTCAGATCCAATATCATCAATTCCAAGTGTAATCGTACCGTTTTTAAATTCTTTTATAGTCTCGCAAAGTGCGTCATCGGCGTACAAAGTCGCGTCTGCAAGCTCTACTGATAGCTCTGCAGTCATTGCTTTTGCTAGTTTTTTTGGTATCCCATAAGTTTCGTTGCCATTTGCGTCCTCAGTTATTTTCGCATAATATAGCGAGTAGAGTAGGAAAATACCGCCTTGCTGCATTACTGCAGTAGGTTTGCATAGACCCCTCTCAGAACCGTACGTACATTTCTCAATGTATACGGCTCGCCATTGTTCTTCCATTTTAGAAAATTCTTTATTTTGGGTGATGAATATTTTGGCGGCATTCATGGCAGACTACAAGTGTTTTACGCTTTTTGGATATCATAGCTTGTTCCCATAGTTTTTTACCTTTTAGGTCTTTTACTTTGTGAACATGATGAATTTCATATTTATCCGCATCTGTCTTGCCGCATAACTCGCATCTGTTGGCACTCAGTCGTTTGTCAAAGGTATTCCTTCCGTAACCGATAGTAATTGCTACATTGGTAATGGTATCGGTTGCATATATACCTTTGCAACTGCTGTATTTTGCAAAGTAGGCGAGTTTATTTCCCAACTTAGTTTTATAAGGAATAGCCCATGAACCTTTTCCGTCCTTGAACTTTTCAATATTTTTTGTAATTCGGGTGTTATGCTTTGCCGCCAATGTCTTCAAGCAACTATATTCCATTAAATAGTTAAAATAATGTAAATCGCAAAAATTTGATGCTAAAGAGTAGTAGTTACAAATACCCCTTAGTTCAGTATTGAAAATTGTGATGATCTCTAAATCTGTAGAGTTTCTCAATGAAACTCTGCCAATTGGAAACAATTCACCGTTTTTTTCTGCTTTATTATACCCTTTGAAAACAAAAAACTATTAAGCTTTTCGTGCGGTATGAGCAATTCAACCTTGTTGTTTAGTGTCCTTTGTGTCGGATTGCCCTTCCCGTGTGGTTTAACTGAGTTGTTTCTACGAACACGAATATCATAACCTAGAAAACGTGCTTTTTCGGAGCTATGTGTGATAAGGGTTTTCTCATCACTCAGTTCCATTTTCAATGCATTACTGATGAACTCCGAAAGTCTTGCTTTGATTTCTGTACAATCTTCACGACTTCCCTTAATAGCAATAAGAAAATCATCCGCATAGATATACTTAATCTTCTTGTCTTTCTGCGGTTTATACGGAGTTTTTTGCATTTGTGCTCTTACTTGTTTGTACTGCTTAAGCAATTTTTGCCTTTCTTCTCCTAGTGCATTATTAATTTGCTTTTTCAGTTTAAGCCTTTCTGCGTTAAGTCTGTTGTATTCCTTTGTGCGTACAGTTTCATTGGGTTTGTATTTAGTTTCATTACAAATTTATCAAGCTCATGTAGGTAAATATTAGCCAATAGCGGTGATATTATTCCTCCTTGCGGAGTTCCGCTGTATGTGTTGTTATATTGCCAGTTTTCCATGTATCCTGCTTTTAAAAATTTGTAAATCAGCTTTATGAATTTTGCATCTTTGATTTTTTGATTTACGAAACTTATCAATATAGAATGATTTATGTTATCGAAACATCCTTTGATGTCTACCTCTATAAACCATTTTGCCCCCGTAAACTCTTTTTTTAAAGAACTTAGGGCAGTCTGACAGCTCTTCTTTGGTCTAAAACCGTGAGAGCAACTCATGAAAATCGGCTCATACACAGCTTCCATTATCAATTTCAAGACTTCTTGAACAAGTTTATCTGTGAAAGTCGGTATCCCAAGAGGTCGCATTTTACCGTTTGCTTTTTTGATATAAGTTCTTCTTGCAGGCTTTGGTTTATAGCTTTCATTTGCAAGCGATTTAATAATCTTATTGATTTTTTCTACGCTAAAACCATCAGCAGTATCGTCGTCGATACCTTTTGTTGCTGCTCCTTTATTTGCATATAGATTTTTATATGCTTCAAACCATATATCTTGTCGCAATAGGTAACGATATAGTCTTGTAAAGACTTCGTCATTGTTTTTAAAATAATTTTCCTTAATATTTGCTAAAATTTCCATTGTTGGTTTCATGTTTGAGGTTTTCCTCCCTAATCAATTTTAATTCTAGTGCAGAACAACTGCGTCCCTTCGCCATTATGACGGCGTTACCGTCCTTAGACTACTACGAACGCTCCGTAACCATGCGGGATATTCAAACCCTATGGTTATAGCCTTTTACTGGCGTTTCCGTTTAGGTTATCCCCAGTTAGTGTGATGTGTAGGAATATGCAGATTATCGGTTTTGCTTTTGTTTCGTTAAAACAGGTTCTCCTGCTTGTTGCACAAATTATTGATAACAATAAGAGTCTAGACTCTCCTCCTATTTGTTTTGTGCCATAGGTTTCAGACAATTTCCTATATCTATTGGGAACAGAAACTTGAAACTCACATTCAGCAGTCATAGCTTAAACCTTGTATCTGCTTTACCTTGCAGTTCAGTTGTGTTATATTGCCTTAAACAACTTACCGCTTTTCTGCCGTGCTATGTTCCCGTATCAGCTTTCGCTTTTCGGTTAGGCAGATGGTTTACCGCGTTATCTTACAGTGTAGCTCCCACACTACAAAACATCATCATACCCTATCTGGGCGCACATCCAAGCCAAGCGTTGCCATAATATCAATCTCCTCCTAAAAATTCATAATGTTTTGCAGCATCAATGGTATAGTGATGATACCCAGTATCTTGTTCATATTCCACATACCATCGACCTGTGATTGTAAAATCAGATTCAAGTAAAAGTTTAGTAATCTGATTTTTCCTTTTAATGTAATTTGTTTTTGAAAATAGTGATATTCTCACTTCTGATATTTCGTATTTTGGTTCGTTATCAGAAAAAAGGTCAAAGTTATCGGTTATAGGCGTTAAAACGATGTATTCATCAGGCGGTGAACTTTTGAATGAGCCTGTTTCCAGTGGGATATTAAGCACTGATAGAACAGATTTTAAATCAGATA